GCGCACGCGGGCGCCGGCGGGGTAGCCGTGGTCGGTCACATAGACTGTGGCGACCGTTCCGGCGACTGAGATGCCGCTCGCCGTGGTGTACTTTTGCTCGTAGCCGGCCTGCGTGGCGTCGGCCTCCCGAAAGAGGTACATGCGGTCGAACGCCTGAACCATCGAAACGGTGTCCGAGGGCTGCACGCTTTCGCCGGAGGGGTAGATGATTGAGGAGGGGAGGCGAGCGATGACCAGCTCCTCGCCGCCGCCGAGGTCAAGGTTGTCTGTGCCGTCAACGGCCAAGACTCCGCTGGCCCAGGCGGCCGAGAACTGCAGACTGCCGTCTGTTAGGTAAACGTAGGCGCGGTCAGCGGCGGCCAGCAGGGTGACCTCCATGCTGTTGGCCTCGTCGGGCGAGCGCATGACAGACGCGGCGAAGATGCCGCCGTCGTAGCTGTTGCGGACGACAGGGCCGGGATCGGTCAAGACGAAAGGCACAGTCAGCGGCACCTCGCCCGGGGAGATATCGTCGGCCAGCCGCTTGAGCCCGCGCCGCGTCACGGCCACGCCGCGGTCCAGCCGCATGTTCTCGCTGAGCTGGAGCATGCCGGCGGGCAGGGTCACAGGGTTCATCCGGCTGGAGTAGCCGATGAATCCCATGTCGCCGTCGCGCTGCACTGGACTTTCGAGGGACATTAAGTGGCGATGAGACCGAGGGTGCGCAGGCGGGCCAGTAGGTCGTTGAGCCGCGCTTGCGTGCTGGCGGCATCGGTTGCGTTGGCTACGGAGGCCGGCTGAACGACCGGCGTGGCGTTGTAGAAGCCGAGCTTTTGCGCGGTCGCCGTGCCAACCTTTGTTCCCGTTGTGGTTCCGAGCACAAGGTTCACGCCGTCAAACACGGTCTTGTTGCCCGACAGGTTGAGGGCAGCCGATACCAAGTTGCTGACCGAGATCTTCTTGGTCACGCCGCCCTCAGAAATGACTAGAAGGTCAGCTGCTGCTGGTGTTGCGGCGAGTTCGTTGGTGATCTGTGAAATTGTTTTGGCCATATAATTAGTTCAGTGCTTCTTCCAGTTTGCTGCGAAATCTTGCCGCGTCACCGGGGGAAATGTCCGTCTTCCTGCTCGGCGAAACCTGCTGGTGCGTAACAACCATGCTCATCGGAATGCCCCACTTGCGCAGGCGCGGGGCCAGCCACTCGATGGCGCTGGCCATGGCATCGTCGCCCAGCGGGTAGTCGTAGGTGTTGCCCTCCCAGGCGAGGCCGAGGCTCCAAGAGTTAAGGTCGCCGCGCCCCATCCAATTACTCTTGCCCGCATGCCAGGCGCGCTCGCTGTCGTTGCAGAACACGGTGCGGCGGCCGTCTCGGGCGATGAGGACGTGGTAGCTCACCTTAGACGCTGGGTTGCTGATCCACTCGCAGCCGCCCCGGTAGCTGCCGTCGCTGTGGTGCAGAACCACCGCTTCCGGGATGATCACCTTGTTGCCCTTGTTCGGGGTGCTGACCTTGCGCTCGTCGAAGGTCATCTTGGGCCGCTCGACGGTGAAGCTCGTTGTGGCAACGGAGGGCAAATTCGGCGAGGCCGGCGCTTGGGAAGCGTCGGACTTTTTGCCAAATAGATTCAGTAGCCAGCTCCACATTGCTTACTTAGCGAAGCCCTTGGTGCTTGGGGTCACGGTCACGGTTGCCTGCTGCTTCACAAAGTCATAGCCCAGCGTCACGCAGCCAGGCAGTAGCAGGTAGGCAGCGAAGACCAAGCCAGCGGCGATAAACTTAGCCGCGAGCATTGTTGTCTTTTGCCACGATCAAGCCCCAAGCGGCGGCCAGCGAAGCGGCGATGAGGCCGATGTCAGGCAGGCTGCCCGTGGAGAGAAATTCCTTGGCTCCTGTGGCAATTGCGATGATGGCGGTTAGCGCGCCGAGTGTAGTTGTTTTCCAGTTTTTCATATTATTTGTTCTCTTTCTGTTTTCTGCGAAGATCGTGGTAGACCGAAATTAAAGTGATCACGCCGACCGCGAGCCCGACGCAAAGGCCGGCCACCCGGAGGTAAAGTTCAAGGTGCGACACCATGCTGACCGCCGCGCTGCCGAGGGACGCAATGGTGCCAAGTGCCCCCCGCTCCACCGTGGTTAGATGCTGATGCCAGTAGCTCACGGCATTGCTTCTAATGTTGCCCATGCCGCGAGCAGGCCGTTGCGGAGTTCGGTGGGCAGGGCTTCGCTGCTGAAGACAACGCTGCGTGATCCGGCGGCGGCGTGGGCCGTGACGGCAGCGGAGAGCTTTGCGCGGGTGCTGGTGGCGACTTGTGACTCTACGCCTTCAGCGTCTGTCTGCGTCTCGTAGTCCGAGTGTGTGCCGTCTGGCTCAAGAAACACTTGGCCGACAGACTCGCCTTCGACGAGTTGCGACTGGAGCCATGCCAGTAGGGTTTGCGCGGTTGTGGCGAGGTCGCCGTCAAGCGGGATGCTGGTTGTCGTGGCGTATGCGCCCGACTGCGAGTAGCGGGTTAGCTGGTTGTTGGAGAGTAGGAGTTTCATAGGTTTTCGCCGCCGATTATGAGTCCAAACTCACCAACGTCAGTGAAGACCGAATTGGTGAGGGTTGTATTAGTTCTAATAAATGCAACCGCAGAAAACCCTGCGCCTGCACTATTAGAAGATGCCCATGTCCAACTGACGGCCACATTTGTCAGCACGGTCCAGTCAGTAGCCCCAAGCCCCGTTGGACGCTTGTATATAACCCGAAAGCCATTAGTGGTGTTAACTCCCGCAAATTGAACGGATGACGAACTCGCCGTAGGCAGTGAAGTCCAAGGTCCGCTGACCTCATTGGTTCCATTTTTGTAAAGGTATCGCAGTTGGTTCGTCCCATTGTTCCGCCACTGCACAGAATAACCGTTAGTTGAGAGTGGCTCAAAGCTGGGAACTCCATTGGCTGGGGAGCTACCGTAAAAAATGCCAAAAACAGTGTCGTTTGTAGCTCCGAGTTGAGGGCTTATAGCGTAAATGCCATAACCTTGATATGCCGTGTGGTGTCCTTGCGTTGTAAGAAAGATTCTGGCGTCAGAAAACGTAAGACCGCCGCCACTGCCGTTGGTGATTGCGGAAGTAATGCGAATGGTCCCGCGTCCCGTTGCAATGCTGCCACCATTCGTAAGGTTCTGACTGGCTCTTGAAAATTCCGCTGGAACGATTTGCAGGCCCGAAAAACCAAAATACCGACCATCAGACAACCCCCGCGTCATCAAACTCGACCCACTGCTCGCCGTCTGCGAGGGCGCAGTGTTCGCCGTGCCGCCCAAGGCTATGTCCGTCAGATCGCCGCGCCCCGCAACGGATACATTGGTCGCTCCGGTAGCGATGAGAGTCGCAACTTCGTTGTTCGCAAGCGTCAAACTTTTTCCACCCTGCACCGTGATGCCGTTCGTGTTTTCTATCGCAAAGGAACTTCCGCTCTGATTGATCAAATAGTAAAGCGCACCAAGACGACCATTGGCGATGTTGCGAATTGCAAAGGCATTGGTAACGCGAAGCACATTTGCACTATCGGGAAGGGTGAGAAGGAATCCTGTCGGGCCGCTGGAGTTGGTTTGAACTGAAGTCAGCGCGCGGATGGATACATTGGTGGCGAACGTAGCGGTGTTGGAAACTCCCAAGGTTCCATTGACCCTGACGTTGGTGGCAAAGGTGGCGCTGGAAGCCGTGACCGGATTGTCGATCTGGCCGTGCGCCGTGACGCCGGCCAGCAATAGAATGGTGAGCAGGCGGCGCATTAGATCCCCTCTTTGGCTACGAACTTTTTAGCACCGCCACTTGCTGCTGGGCAGATCACATTGATGACTCCGCTTGGGACAAAGGTGCCGTTAAAAAGCACACTGCCTTGGGGTGCGATGTAAATGCTGTTGTTGTCGGCCGTGGCAACGTCACCGACATTTAGCCACATCGTAGCGTCGCTGATGTTTTGGAATAAAAAGTAGCTGCGAGATGGGTTCTCCAAAGCAACGGTGATAAAAAGGCCGCTACTCAGAGTTTGCGAACGGTCAATAAGTGCGCCGGTTGATGGTTTGGTTCTTACGTTTGGATTTCCCATAGTGTTTTTCAGTATTGGCTGACGGACGCAGTCCATCGGCGGGTTTGCTTTTGCTGGAAGGTGAATTTCTCGGTCTCCTTGACGAGTGACAGCTCGGCCCGGCCATACATGACCTGCGCTTTGTCAAGCTGGCCGTCTTCGGTCATCAAATCCCCGGAAAGGGAAAACTTGAGATAGTCGGCGAGGAGCTGTGGGACGGTCTGGTTGAGGGCCGTGGCGAGGACGGGTGAAACGACAAGGCCGTTGGGGTCGCGGGGCTCGGCCGCCGGGGTCAGCCGGAAGCGGACGTAGACGGTGTCAGGGCAGTCAGACGGCAGGCGGATCTTGTCAAGGTCCAAGCTGAAGGTGATTTCTCTCGGCGCGGCGTGGGTGTGGGGATTGTCTTGATAGACGGCAAACACATCCCCGATCTCCGTCTCGCCGGCCTGCGCCAAGTCCAAGTAGATGTCCTCGTCCGCCCCGGTCTGGGTGGTGCGTTCTTCCGTGCGGCACAAATCCGGCCAATCGTAGAACTCCCAGGCATCGCGGAGGTGCATGCCGAGGTTGTCCGCCATGATGGTCTTGGTGGTTGTCGGCAAATTGTCGATGCTGCTGCCGTCCAAGCCGGCGCGGCTGGCGGCGTTGGTGATGATGCTGGAGACGGTTGCGGTCTTCATGGGACGTAGATGTGGACGCCGGAAAGCCAGATGGTGTTGGTAGAAGTGTCGATTGCATCTGAGCCTCGACGTTGAAATTCGACAAATTTAACCTGCAATGGATTGGTGGCGTTGATGCCGCTAACCGTTGCAAAGTCCAAGGTTTGCTCAACAATATAGTAACGGCCAGTGCCGCCATAGGTTGCGGTAAAAACATTCGTAATCTGAGTTCCGCTTACACCCCCAGAAGACGCCGTATTGTTGGTAGGGTTCCGAAGCCAAGGCAAACACATGACAGCAATGTTGGCATTGGTTCCTCCGACGTTTGTTGCGCCACGGTCCGACCAGTAACTTACGATTTTGACCTGTCCGGTTACGCGCCAATCGATAGGCAAGTTGAATTTGCTATTTCCCTCTGTAACCGCAACCATTTGGTTGTCAAAAATTCCACCAGAGGAATTGCCGCTATTAAGCGTTTTAAGGGTTCCTGTCGTATTATCAAGCGCGAGCAATTCGTAGCCTGTATACCACTGAGAAAAACTATAGCGTGCATCAGACAAATCGCGCGTCATCAAGCTCGTCCCGCTGTCTGCCGTTTGCGCAGGGAAGACGGCTTTATTACTAAAGGTCAGCGTATTGGTTCGGCCCGTGATGACGGTTCCGTTTGTCCCGGTAACGATGCCGATGTTTTGCGCCAAGGCCGAAGAAGTGAACATCAGCGCAGCGAGCAAAATAGCAGACAGCGGGAAGGCGACCGAGCGGACAATGTTGTCGCTGCCGGTTACCTTGAAGGTCAGCGTCTGGTTGTCCGCAACTTGGATTTGCATGCTGCGCGTGCTGTCCGCATCGTCGTAGACGGTGAAGTTGGCGTCCGAAAAAACGTCGGGAAACGCCGATGCGTAGGTGTAGTCCGCGTTGCGGTCGGTGCCCCCGGTAGCCGTGCGGATGTAGATGCCGGCCGGCTTGCGGGCCAAGAAATAGACCCCTGACGCTTGCCGGACCAACCATGCGCTGTTGAGCGGAGCGGCGGCGCTGTCCAACGGCAAGTCGGCAAAGGTCGCCACTTCGCCGTCCATGTAGCTGGCCGGCGAGCGGGTGAAGTCGAAGCTCCCGTTGAATGGATTGTAGCGGAGGCCCATTAGTAGCGTGTGACGTTTAGGAGCAGCGCATCATTGGCGGTCGGCGGCTGCGTGGGGGTGTAGGTAAAGCTGACCGTGGCCACGGTGGTCCCGCTGGCCCCGCCCTCGCGGTAGGTCACGGACTGGAGGTTGTTCGTGCCGCCATAGTAGGCGAGCGCGACATGGTCATGCTGCGGGATGTTTAATCCGGCGACATTGCGAACGGAGACGTTTGGGTGCATGGCGTTAGGCGGCGGGTTGTTGCGGGGTGGCCATTCCCATCTGGGCGTCTTGGTTCATCTTTTGCAGCGCGGGCTGGGAGCCGATGCGGCCGATCTGGGCGTTCTGCTGCTGCTGGAGCTGGAAGCTGAAGGCTTGCGCCCTTGCATCGATCATCTTTCTGAAGATCTCGTCCTGTTGGTAGCGCTGCTGCACGGCGGGGTTGGCCTGCACGATCTGCTGCAGGGTTTGCAGTCGGATCTGCGCGTTCTGTCCGCCTTCCTTGAGCTGCGGCTCGGTGCCGGCGCTGATCTTGGCGAACTGGACTTGCTCGTCCTCAATCTCGCTTTGGGTCGCGGCGCCGATGTCTTGGACCAAGAGGTCGGCAAGGTTTTGATCGACGCTGCCGAGCATGAACTTGATCAAATTCGCCCGGTCGATCACGCCAAAGGAATCCAGCGGGATGAGGGTCTGGGCGATGAACTGCATTTTGGCCTCGGTCTGGTCGGCGTCCATGAGGCGACTGTCGAAGCTCGCAGAAATATCAAAGCGGCCGCGGATGTCGGCTGGTGAGTCGGTGATCTGGGTGCCGTTGCCGGTGACGCGGGCCAGCTCTTCGGGCGTCATGTACTGCTGGATGAGCGCGAGGGTCTGGGCGAGGCAGAGCTTCATATCAAGAAGCCAACCGTCGATCATCTCCTGCGTGTGCAGCATGTAGCGCTGCGGCGGGACGGATTGGCTGATGCGGCCGAAGTAGTTGTCGATGTCGTTGCGGATGCTGACCTCGGTTTCGATGCTGCCGTTGTCAGGGCGCGGCGGCTCCATCCATGAGATCTCGCCGGCGCGGCGCTCAGGGATTTGCACGCCGGGGCCGAGGATGAGTTCCATTTTGCCGCGGTTGGCGGGTACGCGAAGGGGAGGCAACGTGGTGAGACTTGCGCGGTCGCCCCTCATATCCCTTTGGATTTTGATTTCGTCCTGGGCGGACTGGCAGATTTCCGGCACGCCGCGGGATTCAAGGAGCGGGCGGGTGCTGCGCTCGCGGGGCAGCTCAATGAACGGATACAAGCCGTGCTCGTAGGGCAGGATGTCGTGGATGGCAACGTTGTCGGGGACGTGGTAGGAGAGGACGGTGCGGGTGACGCGGGTGGCCTTGGCTTTCTTGTCGTGCTCTTTCCTAAAGACGTGCCAGATCTCAATCATGTCGCGGCTCTGCTCGTAGAGGAACTGGTCGCTGCGGTGGAGGTTGAGGCTGATGCGCTTCACGTCGCCCTTTTTGGTGGCAACCTCATCGACCCAGTCTTCGTCCCAGCCCTCGACAACGGCCCGCTCGCGCAACTCCGTTTCTGTGATTAATTCACGCCGGGCAACGAACGCGGCACGTTGCAGAGAGTAGGACTGCGCGGGGAAGATGATGTCTTCCCACGGCTCCAGGGCGGTCCACTGCGGACGGCTCTCAAAAATGTAGGGCTGCTCCCATTCGACCACGCCCTTTTCGCGCAGTTCGCGGACCTTGGCGGCCTTGCCAAGTTCGGGAACAATCTCGCCAAGGAGTTGGGCGGCCAATTCTTCCTGCTCTGGGTCAAGGACGACCTCGATGAGCGCTTGCAGGTTGGCGGCTTGCTCGGGGTCTTGCTGGGCGGCGGACTCCAGCATCATCATGGCGTCTTGCAAGCTGAAGGTCTTGATCTCGGTGCGTGTGGTCTGCACCCAATCGACTTGCATGACGGCGAGCCCGTAGGTCTCGCGGTAGTTGGCGGCGAGCTGGACCTCGCGCCGGAGGTCGTCCAAGCAGTGCTGGAAAAGGAGCCACTTGAGCACGGTCTCGGCGGCTTGGCGCTTGACGAGGTCCATGCTTTCGGTCGGCTGCACCTGGACTCTGGCTTTGAAAAAAGCCGAGGTGAGCATGGCGATATGATCGCGCACGATGGTGTCGCTGAGCCTCACGCGGGAATCCAGTGAGCCCTCAAAAGGAAATGGGCGTTGGCCCAGCGCGGCCTGGTGCTTGCGGCCGTCGTCGCTCATGCCCGGCCAGATGCAGAAGCGGGTGTTCCAGTTGCGCAACTTCCGCGATATGTAGGTACTGCCGTCGCTGTCAGCCTGGTCGATGTCGCTGATGATTTCAGCAATCTTTTCGCGGTCGGGTGCTTTGATCATTAAGGGACAAGCACCGTTGTGCGGCGCGGGGTGTAGTTGACGGCGGTCTCGGGGTGACGCTTTTTGAAGTCGTCACGCCACTGCTTGTTGGCCCAGCAGCCGGGCTCAATGGCTTCCCATGCCCAGTAGACATCGGGATCGACCGACATGGTGTGCTGGCCAATGCCTTCGACGGCGCAGTGCTCAAGCATGTCGGTCGCCTCTTTGATGCGCCGCTGCTCAAGGCCGGCCATGACGGACTTGGCGTTCCATCCGGTCGTGAGTTCCTCTTTGACCAGGTGGGCTAGCTCGTCATCCAGATCGGCGACGATATGTTGCCAAAATTCGTCAGCCATCCTGAAAGCTGCAGCCCGCCGGAGCGGGCCGCAGGTGTTCAAGACTTGGTCTAACTTAGATCGCGGTCAGGTCAGTCAGACTGACGTAGACCTCAACCTTACCGGCGTCCAAGTCGCTGAGGGACTTGCCCGTTGCGCCGGCGAAGGTCGCGGTCAGCTTGCTGGCCGTGGTGTAAACGCGCGGCAGCGTGCAGGAGGCGTCAGTGAAGGTGAAACCGGCCGAGTAAGAAATCTCGGTGCCGTTCTTGTTCACTTCGGTCTCGTCGATGAACTCATCAACGTCGCCGGTTTCGCCCACCGAGAAGTCGGTGTCGTTGTAGGCGGCATCGCTGGCGTCTTCAAACGGCGTGACCAACTTGTAGGCAACCTTGTTGACCACCGTGCCGACCGGGAGGTCAAGCAGGTCGATGGTCTGGGCGGTCGCTGCAGTCGTCGTGGTGAGATCGACGTGATCGACCGTGATGAGGTGCGTGAAGCCGGTAGCGGCTTTGGTGTTTGCGGGCAGTTCGTATGCAGTCATTTTATTTTCTCCTTATTGGTTGAATTAGACGCCGGCAGTGAACTTGCCCATGCCCTGAGGCGACAAGCAGGTGACCGAAGCGATTGCATCAATGAGCGCCCTGGGGCCGCCACCTTGATCCTCAAGCTCAACCATCCGCGGACGGCGGGCGAAGCGGACTTCGCACTTGTCCATGTCCAAGACAAGGCCGGAGCCTTCTTGGGCAGTGGTGGTGCTGTCCTTGCGCAGGAACAAGCTATTGACGAGGCGCAGCGATCCGAAATCTCCCTCGAAGAAATTAATCGCCGAGATGATACGCTTGCTGTCAGCAGACTGGTTGAACGTGCGGATGCTGAGGGCATTCGACGTGGCACCTGTGCTGAAACGGGTGAAGGAGGTGAACTGGCGCTTGAGCGAAGGTCCGCAAAGCAAGACCATTTCATCGACCTGACCGGACTGTGAGTAGATGCTCTGGAGGAGCGTCTGCACTTCAGCTTCGGTGACTGAGCCAACCGCCGAGGTGTTGATGCTGGCAGACGGTGTGCGGTAATCCGTAGGCACCGGCAAATCACTTTGCGCAGCGTTGGCGACCCAGGAAAACAATCCACGGGTACGATACGGGCTGACGCCGGCCTGAGTCTGGGACTCGCGGGCGGAACAGAAGCTCGACTCCATGTCGCGCTTGATTTCGACCATAGCCTTGGCGATGCCATCGGCGAGCAAACGCTTGCGGCCAATACCGGCAACGTCGCTGGCGTGCTGACTCATGTCATCCACGAGGACGGTGCGGCGGTACTTCTGCGCACGGGCGCTCAAGAGGGCGCGGTTTTTGCTGGGGTCGTCGAACGTAGAAACGTCTGCGTTGCTCAACACGCCGTCGAAGGAAGGGTCGTTGTATTTGTCAGCTTGAAAGCTGTAGACGTTAGCGTTGGTGATGTCGCTGCCTTTGCGGGCAGTCGAGATGAACGGCGTGTTTTTCGCATCGACGACCGAAATGACATCGGACAGATCTTCGCGAAGACCGCTGAAATTAGGGAAAATTGTTCCCGCCATAATAGTATCTCCTTAGGTTAGGTTGGTTGTTAACTGATTAGGCTCATGGCGAAGTTCTCGAGAGCATCTCGATCACCGCGCTCAAAGAGCCGGGCGGCGGCTTGTTTGCCGCCTTTGTCTTTGGTGGCAGATTTCTGCGAACTAACCGGACCTGCGGGAGTTGGGACGGATTTGGCTTCTGACTTTTTCGACGAGATTTTGTCAGCGGCTTTGGCCTTGGCGGCGTCGGCTTGCTGACGGGACATGAGCTGCTGTTCGCCGTAGAGGGCAAGGCCGACCCAGTATTCAGCTTGGGGCAGTTTCAGTAGCTCGGGCGCCTGCTTGATCGTGGCCTGGAAGGCTTGGTTCATGGGCGATCCCTTTTTGAAGATGTCAGGGAAGACGTTTTTGGCGGCTTCAACCGCCGGGGCGCGCTGGGCGAGCCATTGCTTGCGGGCGGGAGCGTGGACGGTGAGAACGTCGTCAGCCTTAAGGAGGTAGTTTTTGACCTCGTCGCTATCAACGTAGACCTCCGTGCCGTCTGGCCGCTTGACCGTGGCGCCGTCCGTATTGCGAAGAGCCCATCGGCGCACTTCCTGCGCAGATTTGATCTTGGCGTCCAAGGCGTCGTCGGTGTCCACATCGGCGAGCGGGTTCTCCGCGGTCGGCTGCAGGACGGGGCGCGCGGACTCGTTGACTTGGGCTTCCAGCTCGGCGAGCCGGGCTTTGGCCTGCTCGTAGTCGGTGGAAAGCGCGGCGGCCTTTTCTTCGGCCTCCTTGCGCTTGGCGGTCAGTTTATCGATCCGTTTCTGGACCTTTTCCTGACCTGGCGTCTCGTCTTCGTCGTCGGACTCTTCGTCGTCTTCCTTTTCCTCGGAGTCGGGGTCGGATTTCTCCTCGTCCTTCTCCTTGGCGTCATCTTCATTCGGATCTTCACTTTCGGAAGATTCCGTCTCGTCGTTGTCAATGAGCTTGTCGTTGGGCTCGGTCTTGACGGGCTCTAAGCCGGCCAAAGCCTCACTGATGCCAACGATATCGTCTATTTCCGCAGCGGAAGCTGCATTTTCTGTCGCCATGGGGTAACCTCCCAAGAAGTAACCAGGCAGTGCGTCTGCCAGACCGACCGAATAACAAACCACAGCCCCGACTCAGCGGGGCACTCCTCATTCGATAACCTAATTATGCGGCATAGCTGTACATTTGTCCAGCACTAATTTCGCTGGATAGAAAAAGCACTACTTGTACGGAACTATTGCGCGAATGCCGTAGAAACTATCCGGCCATTTATCCTGCCATTTTGGCCGGATGGACCACTGTTTGCGTCACAAAAAGTGGCGCCTTTTTGTGACAAGATGTTTGGGCTGGGGGCTGGAGATCGACTGGGGGTTGATCTGGGCGTTATAAATCAAGCAGCGGATTTGTAACGCCAGACAGGACGCCGGGGGCCGATGTCCTAACGATAGTATCGTTTTGTGATACCAACTGGCAGAATGCAACAGGTGGCTGCGCACAATGTTGCAAAAAGAGACACAAAGTGTCCGCTTCGTGAGACTTTGCAGCGGCTAGTGTCGCCGCAACGCTACATTAGAGCTTTGCCGCTTCGGCCCTGCGTTGCTCAAGGTCGTCCCACAGTTCCTGCAGGGCGTTGAGCTGGCCGGCGGCGTGGGACTGGTAGCCGGGGTCTTTTGCCGTGGCCATGTTGCTGACCAATAAAATGGCATCGGCAATCCGGTCCTGCAGGGCCAGCATCACGGCCAGCCAAGCGGCCGGCGCCTGCTCCCGCGGGAAGGCTAAGGCGGCGGACGTGTCGAAATCTTCGGGGTTTTTGTACATGTCGATTGGGACATGTTTGCGGCGTGTACATATGTTGATCTGCATAGTTTTTGGTTATCGTGCGATTCGTATGCTGCGGAGCAGCTTGTCGGCGTTGACCACAAACGGCGCGCACTCAAGACAGCACGGCCCGAGTTGCGGGTCACGGAGCCATTTGGGCGTCAAGGGTTGCTCGCAGACCTGGCACAGCGGGACGCCCCGGGAAGTCGCCTTCCAAGCGTCCGGCGGTGGAGGCTGGTTGCGAGCGAGGGTGGTCATGGCTTGCAATAATCTTGCCGCTCACCACTTTGCGGTCGCCGCCCAATAGGCTGCGCTGCTCTTGCCTTTAGCGATGTTCTTGGCGTGGCGCGCTTTGAATGCCTTGTTGCGCGCGCTGCCGTCAGGCGAGCCTTTGACGCCTTGCTGGCCGAAGCGGATTAACTTGCCGCCGACCGGCAGGGCATCGCCGCAGGCTTTGACGACATGGGACTTCGTTGGGTGACTTGGCGTGCGCTTGGGCTTATTGCATGCCATCTTGGCTTTGTCGGTTTTCATAATTAGTAGCTGCCGCCTCCGCGGGACTTCATTGAGCCGCCGTCGATGAACATGGCGTCGCTGAGGCAGATGTAGCGCAGCACGTCGATGGGGTCTTTGGTCGGAGCCTTTTTGCCGTCTGCTCCGGTGTAGGTTTGCAGCGCATAAATTGTGTTTTTGCAGTTCTCGCTAATGTACAGGCGCGGCTGGTTGCGGGCGTCTACCGGAAGTTCTGGATTGTATGACAAGGCGTCGTTGATCATACCAACGCCCTCGTCAATGCTGTCGCCGGGGGTCGCCGTGAAGAACATGTCAAGGCTGGCCATCTCATCGATGAGTGTGGTGGGCGCTTCCTTACCAAGGGTCTTGGAATGCCCATACCGACTGTCCATCCAGCGTTCAAAGATGGTCTCGCCGGCCTCGACACGCAGGATCTCGTCTTTGTACCGCTCGAGGCCAAAGCCGAAGTCCTGCATGGCGGGACCAGGGCGGCCGTCCATGCGCTTACCATCTGGCAGCGCCCACTCGCCAGCGTAGCCAACGCCTTCGATGTATTCGGTCTGGCTGGGCCACTCGCGGTAGACAATGGTGCGGCCGGCGTTGTCGAATACGGTCCAGAGCATGAACCAGTTCTTGCCGGATGCCGGATCGACCCAATGGTAGCGGGTGCCCGCCGGGACATCTGCGTGCCTTATGACGTGGACCTTGGGATTGAAAAGCGGGAAGCGGCCGGCGATGGCTTTGGTCGGCACACCGTACGCGCGCGTGAGGATTTTCTCCCGGGTCTCGCTTTGCAGCTCGCGTTTCATGCGGGACCATCCGGCCCACGGGTTGCTCTGCGTGTGGAAGTAGAGGACTGGGCGGCCCTTCGGATTGATCTGCTCAATGGGCACCTGCTCGTAGCCAACAACCTTGCCCTCGGCGTCTTTCCGAGGGAGCAGCTCGGCGTCAACCTCCTGCACGTTTTTGGCGCCGTTGAGGTAATCAGCAACGGTGGGCGACCAGCCCTGCACCGGCGTAAAAGTCACGGCCAGCTTGCCGTTGCGGTCAACGAGGCGGAACCGGAGGGTTTCTAGGACATCAAGCGGCACCAACTCGTCGCACCAGCAGGCATCGATCTCGCCGCCTTCGATTGTGGAGGGATCTTGGGCGTAATTGCGGAAGATGCAGACCGCCTGATTGGGCGCAACGAATTTTGCCTCGGTGAAGCCGCCTTTGACCGAGTAAGTGATGTTTGTGACCTGTCCCTTTCTGGCATTCCTCCACTCAGGCGGCATATATTTCCAAATGCGGGGCTGCTGCAGCTCAATGGAGTTCGGCGCGGTGGTCTGAAAGCACCAGACAACCGCGCCGGGCTTGGAATACATCGTCTTGATGACCTCCTTGGCCGCCCACTCGGTTTTGCCGGACCTGTTTCCGCCCATGACAAGCAACTCGCGGTGTTTCTCCAGCAGTTCGGAGGCTCGGCGCCACACCGGAGGGATAAAGCCATGCCGGAAGGGGTCTGATGCCTCGCGGGCGATCAGCTCCTCGCGTTTCTTGAGGTATTGCCAGCCCTCATCCGCACCGAGTTCCTGCAGAATGTCGTAATCGACCTGCATAACCGGGTGCGGGGTAGGCGTGAAGCGTTGTGCGTGTGCGTTTTCCAAAATAATTAGGACGCCGAGCCGGTGCACTGCGCCGTGCCGGCCCCCTACAGGCCGTTGTTAAGTCGGCTCGGCGTCCTAAAGAATGTCCATCGTTGGGTTTTCTAAAACTGTGACCTGGTCCGAGCGGAAATGTCGGATCTTGCCGCCGTCCTCGAGGACTACGGCAAAGATGTCATTGCTCAACGGCCCGCCGGACTCCACATAGAGGAGGCTGCCGTAGCCGACCGGCGTTTCCACCGGGACGATGCGCTGGAATTCGTGGATCACTGAAAAAGTGACGGCGCGGGAGTTGGCTGCAAGCCCTCCCGCTGGTTCACACCACATGCTCTCGGCTGGCACACCATCCAAGCCGTTGCAGAACCGTTGATGCCGTCAGGTAAATTCATCGGCGTGCCTTGCGCTCGGCAAAGGCCCGGGCGAGCTTTGAGACCTTGCAGGTGCTGCGCAGCTTGCAAGCCTCCTGCACCGCGGCCCGGGCCTGCTTGAGCAAAGCCTTCACCTCGGGCGGGTCAGTCGGCTCGATGCTTAGGTCGTACATGTCGCGGGGTTTTGTCATAGAGTCAGGGCTGGCCATTAACGCAGATGTAAAGGAAGCCAAAATTCGCGGCTGCATATCCGGCGAACGCGATTGATAATCCCAAGTTGCCCTCGCGGTAGAAGCCGGCGGCGGTCACCAGATAGCAGACGGTAGTGATTAGCAGGGGCGTGAACGTCATTTGTCCCATCCTTCCCGCAGGTGGCCGAAGTCTCGGCATTCAGTAACCTCAATGCCGCCGGTGCCGCACACGCCGCACCGTCCGATGTGGTAGGTCGCCACTGACCTTCCCTCGGGGCGCTTGCCGTGCAGCCGGCCGCACTGGTTGCAGATCCAGTCGGGATACTGTTTGGGTTTCTTCATAAAAATGCCATCCCAGTTGCGGCGAAAAAGAACGCCATTCACCGCGCGCGGGGTGTCGCCCTTGCCGGCCATGCTACCGGCGGGTCTTGGCGGTCTTTGCTGATTGCCGGAAAGCCTTCGCGGTAGGCGCGCCGGCAGAACCGGGTTTGCGCATGCGTTCACCGCTTCCGGCGGCGATGCGGGCTTTTTTTGCGTGTATGTTGGCGTATAGTCCTGCGGGTTTTTTCATAATTTATTCTTCTTCGTTGTTTCCGTAGCGGATGGCCCAGGCGAACATGCCGCCGTAGGCTGCCAAGGCGCCGAGCACTATGCCTGCGGCGAGGCCGATGAGGATGTAGCCGGCCGCGGTCATTCGTGAACGCGCCTCCATTTATCTTTCCACATTGACCTCGCCATCGTGGCGGACTTCTCGGCAATTGCTTCTTCGCTCATGTCAGGGCAGACATGGTGCAGCAGCTCATGCAGAACCGTGTCTAGCTCGTCCGCGCCGGACTGGCGGGGGTCAATGTAGACCTTGCCGTCGCCCATGGTCATCCCGTCCGCTTTTTCGCGGCCGAGCTTCTTGCGGACAATAGCGATGGTTCTGCGTGGAGGCATTTAGGTGGCGGCAACTTCGTCGCATTCGGCCCCGCATGCTGCGTAGCCCGCAATGTCGAGCCAGTTGTCGGCCTTGGCGGCATGCGACTGCCGGCCTAGCTTCACGCAGATCATCAAGGCGGCGATGTCGCTTGCTGTGACAACGACCGGGTAGCCGTTGCTCCGCGTGAGGTAGGCTGAGATCATTGCGGCCTGCGTGCTGAAGTCGTCGCTCGGTGCACCGTAGCTGTCATTACGCTCGCCGCACACGGCGGTGGCCGCGGCGGTGAGGATGGTTTGTGCGGTGCGCATTAGGCGGCTTTCTTGAGGCGCAGGTTTGCGTAGTGCAGGAACAGGCGAGCCTTGAAGTTTTCCCACAGCGGCTCCGCGGAAAAGATCCAGGAAACCTCAAAGTCGTCTGGCGACTCCTTGCCGATGCGCACGATGCCGCGGCGCTGGACCTTCATGGTCGGCCGGTTCTCGTTCCAGAGCTGCTCGTAGCCGGCCAATTGGATCTTGTGCGCTGGCACGATGGCTTTGGATGTCTTCCAGTCGAGGAGCACGACCTTGCCGTCACGGTCGCGCGCGGGAGCATCGATGGTTCCTCCAAAGAGGTATTCTTCGCTGACCAGCTGGACCTCGGGCTCAATGACCTCAAAGCCCTCCTCATCCCACCAAGTGCGGAAGTTGTTGTAGGCAATGGTCGCCTTCTCAACGTCCGCCGGGGAGAACTCCGAGAGGTCGGGCTCATGATTGTGCAGAAAACATTCGATCATGAAGTGCGCGACCGTCCCAATGTCGGCCGCCTTGTCGCGGACCTTCCGGTAGTCCTGCCCTTCAGTGCCGAGCTTCCATGCCCAGTGGATAAGACCACTGGTGTCCTCGCCGATCTTGGCGATGGTTGAGGCGCCGGGCACGTCGGTGCCGTCTTTGAGCGGGTACTTCTGGTGAGCCCGGGTCTTTTCGAGGCGTACGATCTTGCGTCCGTCCTCGGTGAAGCGGTCGGGCTCAGCGGGTTTGACCGCCTTGGCCCTGCGCGTGGTTGCCTTGCGTGGTGTTTTTGCAGGCATGCGGGTTACCAGCTGATCTCTTGGTCGTCGGTGCCGGTCTTGGCCGCGGGGGCTGCGGACTCGCTCACGTCAAAGCCGTAGGCTTGCGCGCTGCCGCCGTCGCCCCAGGTAACGAGGTCAAGGACTTGCACGGCTTTCGGCTGCAGCGTGATGCCGGCGCCAAGGGATGCGGTGTACCAGCAATAAGGAACGACAGCGACTTTGAGCTTGGACCCGCCGCCGATGTTGTCGGTGATGGGCTGGCCGTCAGATCCGAAGAGCTTCGGCTGGCGGCTGAAGGTCTCGCCTTCCTTGTTCTTGCCCATGGCTTTGACTTTGAGCTTGAGCTGGGTAAGGCCGTCGTTGTCTTCCCAAGGTGCGGCGTGCAGCTTGAGCTTGTCCTTCTTCAACTCGCGCTTCTTGTCGTCAAGGAACTCGGCGAAGATGGCTTCGACTTGCTTGATGAACGGCTCGGCGTCCTCAGAGGACATCTCGAGGTTGACTTTGTAGACGCCAATCTCGTCGAACTTGGTGTCGGCGCGATTGAGGCTGGGATAGCGAGCGATGCCCGCGGGTGTGGTGATGGTTTTTGTTGCCATGATGTTATTTGGTTTGTGGTTGTGTTTGGTTTTGTGTTGGTACTAGAAAATCCGATCCGCGGAGGATGGTGAGGAAATCGTTAGCGCGCAGGGTGACCAGCCAGTCCTCGCCGGTGCGCTTGTGGGCAACGACCGGGAAGAGCTTGTCCTTCGCATCGCGGACAGCCTGGGCAATCCAGTCTTTGACCTTGGTCACTTGGCAAAATTTGACCTCCCAATGGATGTTGGGCAGGCATGGGCAGACGACATCGGGCGAGTCGCCGAGGCCGCTAAACTGCTGGCCGCGGCGGATACCGGAGTCACCGAATGCGGAGCGCAACTCATCGCGCCACATGCGTTCTCCGCGGGCGCCTTTGGCTCGGCTATTCATTGATGGCCTCCGGTGCGGCGCCGAGCGGCGAACAAAGGTCGGATGCAAGCATTAGCTTCTTAAGGATCTCTTCGGCGGTTGTTGGGCCGTGCCCAAGAGTGTTGTTGACCCAACTAATAAAGTTGGCGCGGTGATCCTCGTTCCAAAAATAACCCTCAAGCAGGTTGAGCTGCTTGGGTGTCAGTCCTATGGCGCGCTTGTTACTCATTGAGCGCCTCCATAATAAGTTTTAGCGAATCGTCGCTTTTAGCTTCAGTTCCCCATTTCACAGGACTTTCGTCCGTCAGCCGGCTGCCGAGCGCAGCGTTCTCAAAGCGGGTGAGGCGCGGGCGCCAAATAAGGTTCACCTTGCCGGTCGCGCCGGCCCTATGTTTGGCAATAATTAACTCAGCGTCTTGAGGGTCGGGCTCAGTTTCTTGATCGGCCGCATAGTACGCGGGCCTGTGCAGTAGACAGACCAAGTCGGCATCCTGCTCAATTGAGCCACTCTCGCGGAGGTCGGACATCTTTGGGCGGTTGTCGACGGCTCGCTCAGCGTTCCTATTGACTTGGGCCGCGGCGATGACTGGGACGGACAACTCCATGCTCATGGCTTTGAGTCCGCGGCTGACAAAGCCGACTTCGTTCTCGCGTGACTGGGCGCCGACGTGTGAGACCAGCTGCAAGTAGTCAACGAAGATCGCCTTAACGCCCCACCTGCGGACGGCCAATCGGGCACGGCCGCGGATATCCAACATGGTGAGGCCGCCGCGGTCATCAACGTAGAGCGGCTCGCTGGCAAACTGGTCGGCGGCTTGCGTGATCCGCAGCTTTGAGGCGTGGTCAAGGAAGCCGTTGCGGATGACTTCGATGTTGGTCTCGGCGCGTCCGAGGACAACGCGGCATCCCAGCTCGTTGGCGGGCATCTCGAGGCTGAAGTAGAGGGCAGGGACGCCGCGGCGCACCATGTTCTCGCAGATGTTCAGCATGAGCGCAGACTTACCCATGGCGGGACGGCCGGCGATGATCGTGAGTTGCCCAGGGCGCAGGCCGCCGGTCATGTAGTCGAGGGCTTTGAAGCCGGTCTCCACGCCGAGCTTGGCCCCGGGCACCATCAGCTTCTCCAGCTCCTCCAGTAGGCCGGGCACGATGGCAGATGCTGGGCGCATGCTGTCGGTGCTTTGGCCAAGGGAGAGCGACAAGACGGACTCGCCGGCGTCTTGCAGCACGCTGTCGGCGGGCTGTGACATGTCCGAGGCTGCGGACTGAAGACGGCCAGCGGCGTTCAAGATGGCGCGGCGGGCGTGAAGGTCGCGGAGAGTCTGGACATGGTACTCGACCGCCGCAGGGCCACCGGCGGTGTGGGCGACCATGTCAGTAACGGCTCCGGCGCCGCCGACAAACTCAAGGCGGTCATGGCTGGCGAGGACTTGGGTGACGGCAACGATGTTCGGTACGCCGCCGGCTCCGCGGATGTCGCGGATGACGCCGAAAACTTGCGCGTGGGCGGGCGTGAAAAAAAGGTCAGCGTTGAGGCCGGCGATCTCGTCGATCATCCCGGGCTCCGACATGAGGGCACCGAGCACGGCGGCTTCGACCTCGGGGGCGTTGGGAACAATTTGCTTTTTCATTAGGCCGGACCTCCGTCGTTATTCTCGAGGATCGCTATGACGATCATTGCCAGCAGCAGGAACAGAAGGTAGCTGAGCAGCAAGGCGTTCATCGCGCTTCCTCCGTAAATCGGCACGACGTTTCAGCCAGCGGTCGCACGCTGCGTCCACCATGGGGATGCTTTCTTCGGTGAAGGGGTCTAGCCATATGTGTGGCGCGGTTTCGGGTTGTGGTAGGTCGGCAAAATTTTCCATGGCACTAAGGGGACTGCGTGTGGTGTGCCGCGGTGTGTCCATGACTGTCCCAGAGTGTCCAAGTCATGGCAAGAGTTTTTCTATGGGCAGATCAAGATTTTCGGGGTCAGTCATGAGCAGCGCTTCGTGCTTGGCTGAGGCCGGCCCAAAGTTGATCTGGCCGATCACGCGGACCTCCTTCGCTTGGTCGTTGTGCCGTACAGCCACGCGGACTTTCGGAAGTTAGGGTCGGTGATGATGCCGCGGGACGCCAAGAAGCGGTCGCAGGCGGCGTGGACCTCGAGGTGCCGGATGTACGGGCAGCCGGGGGTGCCGTCCTCAATGGTCTGCGTCTTGCCGTTCTTGGTCATCATGGCTCTAGCTCCTCCTTTAGGCTGATTTTTTCCCAGACGACCTGGAGGGCCATGAGGTTGGCGATGGTTTGGGTGAAAAGGTCATCGATGACCTCGGCGTCGATGGTCGCGCGGCCGTTCTCGCGAGTGACTGCGGGGGGCTTTTTCTTGGCGGGTGTTTTGGTTTTCATATAGGTGAACATTTGTACAAATGGGGTGGGACATTGGCTGTCTTAGGGGGTAAATGATTTTTGATGGGCGGTTAGGGATTCTGCGACTTGGTTGAGGGTTTCCCAGTTGCTCGGTTGCCGGTGGCGCGCGGGGTTGTAGCGGACGTTTTGGCGGCCGCATATCTCGTCAAAGGTCCAAAACACTAGGGCATCCCGGTCTGGTAGGTAGGCAACCAAAACGTCAAAGTCGCCTCGGCCGTAGGGGCGAGCGGTTAGCCCGCGGCCGCGCTTAGTGCTGATTGTGTAGTCGCCGCGCTCGTCTAGCGTTGCGGTTTTTACCTGGGTCATTACTCGGGCGTTGTCGCGAATGAGGACGTAATCGGACGAATGGTCGTTGCCAAAGGCCTTGAACACTTCGTAGCCGCGGCGGATGCAGCCGGCGATAAGGATGGCTTCGGCTAGGTCGCCCTTGCGGGAGTCTGACAACTCAATGACCGCATACTGCGTCACCGGGGCGATGTCGCTGTCGGGGATCGCAAGGATTGCCTGGGTCATGCGACTCCCTTCATCCGTTCTTCCTGCAGGGCTTCGAGCGCCATCATGCGCTTCTCAGCCTCGGAGGGCTGCACCGGGCCGGTGCGGGGGATGTGGAGGACTTTGGCGGTCTCCTTGGGGGCGTCTACAAACACGCCACGCCAGCCGTGCTTCACGCTCTTTCGGAGGGCTTCGACGGCGGCGGCTTCGTTGACGGCGGCCAGATCGGCCACGATGCGCTGGGCGGCTGTTGGCGTCAGCGGGGCTTTGATCTCGCGGCGGTGCTGGGCGAATTCTGCCCAGGCATTGGCGAGGCCGGTGCTGTGGGGTAGGGAGATGGTGGCGGGATCGAACTTGGGCGGCTTCGGACGCGGAATAGCTACAGGGGAAGAAGAAGGGAGCGAAGGCTGCGAAGCGGCCGGAGCTGGCGCGTCAGCGTCGTTACTCTTTCTTAATGTTGTCTTATAGTTGGGGTGACGCAGCGTCACCTGTACAGAGGACGCTGTGTCACCCATATAGGGGACGCTGTGTCCTCCATGACGCTGTGTCACCGGTGACGCTGCGTCACCCATGCCGGTAAACCGATAGTCGGCAGCCATGCGCATGCCGTTCTCAATGCGTGCCGTATTGACCCTACTGATGTAGCCGCCGGCGATTAGCCGATTGAGGATGTCGGTGATGCGCCGTGTGCTGATGCCGGTCATTTCGTGGAGCTTGTTTCGGCTGGCAAAGACGCCGCGGTCCTTGGCTAGGTCTGCTAGGGCGACCAAGACAAACTTGTCGCGGGTCGGCAGCTTCTGCGCGTAGGCGTATTCGCGCTCTGGTTTTTGACGCCGCGGTTCCATCAGCTGCGCCTCCCAAACTTGTTCCGGTGGGCACCCTTGGGGCCGTCGAACTCGAGGGTGCCGTCCGGCCGGACCCTAGCGAAGCGGACCTTGATCCGGTCGTTGGTGCGCCAGTCTTCCTTCGTTTGCACATAGGTGACGGCGGGGCCATCGAACCCAGGGGGCAAGATGAAGAGCATCTTTGGGTGAGGGCAGGACTTCACCGAGACGGCTGCGGTGACCTCCTCGCCGATGGCGAAAGGGGCGCCGGTGGGCTTGAGGGCGGTCTCTTGGGTGGCTGCAGGCTTGGGCTCAGGGGTGGCTTGAGGTTGCGGGGTGGGCTTGAACTGGGCGATGAGGTTGTTTAGCATGATGTATAGGTGGTTGAGCTGGTGATCGTGAGGGGAAGGTGGAGTTGGGGTTCCGTGAGTTTGGCGCCCTTGCTCATGTTCTTCCTCGGCGAGATCGGGCGCAGGTTTTGCCAATTGCAGGCGACCTTGAGCTGCGCTGGATCGGCAAGATCTAAGGCGGCGAGGGGAACAATGTGGTCGATATGAAAGCTGCCTGGGTTGTCCCATGACATCTTGCCCTTGAACTGCCGCTCTAAGTGCTGCCGCAAGAAGTCAAACGAGCAGCCAACGAGTTCTTCGGTGCGGCCGGTCTTGGAGGCGCCGCCCTTTTGGATGGCTTGGTAAACGCGGGCGCGAACCTTGTAGCTTAGTGCAAACTGTGGGTCTTCGGCGTAGCGGCGCTTGATGTATTCGTTGCCCCGCTTGCGCACTAGCCTCTGGTATTCTGGCGTTGCCCGCAGCGCTGCTTGCGCTCGTTTTGCATCCTCTTGATGTCTGCGGCGCTCTTCCTTAGCCGCAATGACTTCTGGGCGCTGGTTGTATTTGATGCGCCGAATGCGGGCCAATTCTCGGGCCTTTGCGCGGTTTTCGGGCTTCTCTCTTCTGCGCGCGATTAGCGCCTTGCCCCGAGCAGACTGCTCCCATATTTTGACGTGTGCGTTTCTCTTTTTTCTATCTACTGCGGTCTCATATCTTCGGTTTGAAATTCGCATCTGCTCCTTTTTGCGGGCATACTGCTCTGGTGTTAGCCACCATTCCCTTTGATGCTTTTTGCCGTCGCTATAGCACCAAAAAAGCCTACCGTCAGAAGGATTTACATCGCCCTTGCGGAATCGTTTTTGTTGAAAATTGTCTGGGGCCGAATCGGTGGGGGGTATTGAAGAAATTGAGAACGTCTGATCCCCTCCCCCCGTCTCCGACAGAGGAACATGCGCAGTGATGTTTAATTCTGAGTCATTATACATGATGGATCTTGTCTTTAGTTATAGTGTAAGTCGTTGCTAATCAAGGGTGACAAGCTCACGATTCGGCTCTATCGGTGCCGGCGGGAGGCTCGGCGGTTCTATTTGTGGCAGCCGTTCCTGGGCATTGACCGGTTCAAACGCCACATCCACGCTGTCCTCGCGCCTCTTCAAGCCGGCCACGAAGTCCAGCCAGGCATCAGCCGCAGGCGCCATCACATGCTCAACCCGCTGGGTCGCTCCACCGGACAAGAGTTCCGCCTTCTCGGAGGCCACAGCCGACATGATGACCAAGCCGTGGTCCTTCATATCCGGCACGCGGTCAAGCAGTTCAGCCGTGCCGACCGCTGCTAAAGTCTTCCAATTATTGGCAGCCGTGACGCGCGCCTTGTCGAGCATCTCCGGCCGGTTGCGGATGAGCGCGATCACTGTGTGGTAGCTTGTGTTATAGGCTCGAGCGATGCGCGTGGCGGGCATGCCAGCGACATGCGCCTCCATGATGGCCAACGCCTTGCCGGGAGGAACATCTTCGCCCGTGTGGCCTTGGACGCTGACCAGTTCCTTGCCTGCGTCATCCTTGATGATCTTGACGCGGTGTCCGCCGGCCTTGGGCTTTGATCTTGTTTTAGGTCTTGCCATATTATTCGTGCCTAACGAACTCGCCGTGGAGCTGCTCGCGGAGTTGCTTGGCGTAGGCCGCGGCGTCTTCTAAGCGGCGAAAGTATTTCCTGTGCTTGGCGCCGTTGATGCTGACTGAGGCCGTGTAGCCACTTCCATTACGCCGCACGCCTTTGACTCCGGTCTTGTTGTCCCGCCGGATGCCCGCGTTGTGAGCATTAGCGATAGCGGAACACTCCCGAAGATTGACAATTCTGTTGTCCGTTTTGACGCAATTGATGTGGTCGCAACACGGCGTTGGCCAGCGGCCGTAATACAGAGCAAAGGCAACACGGTGCGCCGCAAGGTTCGTCTTATTAAACTGCAGCTGGCTGTAGCCGCGGCCGTTTGTGCTGCCGGTAATTTGTCCGACCCGCGCTCGTTGCCCTAATGACTTCTTCCACCGCAAAACCCCAGTCTCCGGGTCGTAATCCAAATACTCCCGCAACTCCTCAATGGTCGGCCTCGCCTTGGCCGCTGCAGGCAGCTGTTGGCCGCTAAGCTCTGGAACGTGCGCGCAGTCCTTCATCGCAAAATCCTCCCCTTGTGCCGACGCAGCAGCGGCCGCACCGCTTCAATGCCCTGGTCCGTCTCAAAGATATTCAAGTGCGGCCCCTTGATCGCCCGGGCAATCTTGGTCATGCCCATGTCTAGGAGCACGCCAGACAGCCAAGGGTCGCGGCTCTGGACATGCCAGTAGTCGCCTACCTGCCACGCACAAAGGGTAGTGGACGTGCCGGGGATTAAACCCGGAGCGGGCTTACGAGGTTTGCGCTGCTGCACGGTGGCCACGTCCGAATGAGTTAGAGCGAGTAGCAGGCGAATCGCTTGCCGTTCCTGCGCAGCGTCCGGCTACGCACCTTGATGCCTTCCTGCCGCATCTCCTCGATGCGAGCAGCCAGCCGCATGCACCCAAAGCGGGTGAGGGCTGAGATTGCGGTCAGTCCGCGGCCGGTGCGCAGGTAGCGCAGGATGCGGTTGGTCTGGTTCTTGGTGTTTGTGCTCATGGTTTAGTCTTGGTTGAAATGCGCCGGCAGATCGTCAGCAGTGCATCCACAGGGATGCATGGCCGGGTGCCGTGGTAGTTGCGGGCGGGGAGTTGGCTTGGGACGGTCATGTGGTCGCCTCCATCAGCTCGCTAACGAGAACTCGGAAGGCTCGCTCTGCGGTGGCCGGGACAACTCCATTGCCGAGGAGTCGCAGCTCATCGGTGCGATTGTCTGTGGAGACGTGCAGGACGGCATCGTCCAGCCGATGGGTAAGCCCATCAGCGTCTCGACCCAGCGGGGGTTGAGCTTGCCGGTCGCCCTCGCTTCCACCTCCACATTCAGTTGCTTGTATTGAACTATGGTTGGATCTCGATGACCGCTCTTGTGGTCTTTCGCTTGCGGCGTTGCCCATTGCTCCCGCTTCGCTTGATCCGCCAGCGGAATGCCGCCCTTGTTGTTCGGCCGGCTGCTCTCCGTTGCTCCAGTGCGAGGAGTGCTCCACAGGTCGCCCTTCTTGTGTTTCGCATGGACAAACTCCGCTAGGGTTGCTTGGCCCACTTCCATCCGCTTGATGTTGCTGTCCGCATTCGGACTGCTCTTCCAGTCGCAGGTGCGTGGCGTTGGAAAGTCCTGAGCCTTCACCTGCTCCTGCATCACCGCAATCGGCAATGGTCGATGCAAGTTGATGCCCTCTGCTTCCTTCCGGTGATATCTCGCCGTCCATGTCTCCAGCGATTCGTTCACTGAGCCGTCCAGACTTCTTGCTGTCGGCCACAACCCTTGGCGGCTCCCAAGCGAACTGCTGCTCGCCAGGGCGGCTTGGCCATGGACAGCCTCCCGCAACTGCGTGCCTTTTGGTCTGCTCAATCGCTTCTCTGTCAAGCAAGCGCCCATCGAATCCGTTGTCTGCACTGTCGGCCAATTCGCCGCATCTCTCCCATGCACCACGCTCACCGCCTGCCCAAGCGTCTGCTCCGACATGTTGGGCCGCGACGGTGGATGCGTGCCCGTTATAGTATCCTTCCAGTCCCGCGCATTGGCTGTCGGCCAATTCTTCTGCTCGTCCACTACCGCATCGCTCAAGTAGCGTTGCCCCTTGCCAGTTTTGTCGTAGTAGGCTCCACGCTCGTTGCTCCCCATGTGCATCGTAGGCCAAGATGAAGACCCGCTTCCGCTGGTGAGGCGCGCCGCATTCACTCGCTGACGCCACGCACCACGTCGTTCTGTAACCCATTCCTGCCAAGTCTTCGATAACGTCGGACAGCCCCAACGAGATATGTCCCTCGACGTTTTCAAAGAAACAGACACCTGGTCGCATGAGAGCAATTCCGGCTGATATGTAGGGCCAGAGGTGTCGTGGGTCTTCGGCGCCGAGTCGCTTGCCGGCTGCGCTAAACGGCTGGCACGGGTAGCCGCCAGAGAGGATGTCCACGCGGCCGTGAAACTCGGACCATGGGAAGGTTTTAAGATCCGTCCAGATAGGAGCTGGGTCCAAGAGTCCCGCTTCCATTTTAGAGACCAAGTTCGCGCAGGCGAAGGCTTCGATCTCACTAAAAGCGATTGTGCGCAGGCTTGGGATTGCTCGGCTAAGTCCGAGATCAATGCCTCCGTATCCGGCACAAAGGCTGACGTGTGTAACTGGCGAGGCAGAATCCACATGGCTCATGCGTCCTCCTCAACCAGCCCCTCAAGCACCGGATCAAAAGGAATGCCCAGCCGGTCGCACGCATCCTCAGCGGCGTTCCAAATATCAGCTTCACGCTGCTCGTCATCACAGCGGTCGTCGTAATTGGGCTCGCTCACTTGGCACCGCCCTTCCACTGGAAGACGGCCGTGTGCGCCTCTGCCAGCGCATCAAACTTATCCTGCGAGTCGTCGCCAAGGTGCGCCGTGTACAGGAGCTTCTTAACCAACTCCCTCGCTGCGTTGCGCTCCTTGGCCAGTCGGAGGAGCGGCGAGTTAAGGCCGGGTGCCTGCTCGGCCAACTGCACTGCGATGTCTGCAGTAGCCTCCGCAAGCCACTTGGCATCGCCCAGGCATTCGGTGTCGCCGCACTCGCAGAGAGCTTCGGGTGCGTAGGGTTGGTCGATGCGCAGGTCGATCATCGCCGTCCTCCGATTCGGTTGATGGCGTTGAAGGCAACGAAGCCGACGACGAGCAGGACAACGAGCGACACGAAGGTCGCGTCGGTGAGGTAGCTAAGAACTTCCAGTGGTGTGGGTGTCATAGTTGTGGTGTGTTGGTTTGTTTTTCAGCCTGTCCACATGTGTCCACATGGCAGACATTGAAAGTGCGATCAGCAATGAAAGCATCAAGTGCCCGGACGCTGATCCGCGTGCCGCGCTGCGGGCCGACCTTGAACGCTGGCAACTCGCCGCTGGCGATGAAGCCGCGGAGCCTTGAATTGCGAACGCGCAGGGCTTGCGCGGCTTCGCTGACAGTCAATGCAAGGTGGGCGTGCATGCGTGGAGATTCGCAGACAGTTGTGGACAGCGCAAGACATATTTTCGCAAGCCGTGAAGCCAAGACCCTATTTGACAAATGTCCCAAAGTGTCCCTAAGTAAATTCTATGAAAACCAACAAACGACTGGTCGGCGCCCGGAGATCGGTGCACGCCAACCTAAGTAGCGGCAACCATGCGCGGCTCCTACGCCACGCCGAGGCCGCTAATCTCAGCGCATCCAAGTATGCCGGCGTTGCCGTGGACTTCCTCTTGGACCTCGAGGAAGCATTCGGCGGCCCGCTGACAGAACAGTTCCGGCGCATGCTGATTAACTCGTCCAACAAGGCCCAGGTCGCCCTCAAGAAGTTGCTGGCGTAAGTCGCTGGGGATTAGCCTTTAGAAACTATCTTCAATTTGGCTGAAAATAGTTGTGGACAGATTGGGACATGGTTGATAGGTTGACGACAGATCCGCAAGGGTCCGTAAGAAACACACCACATGAATACACACACCACACTACAAGTTGCGCTGCCAGCCTACGCTGACATCGCCAACGAAACCGTAGCCCTTCGCCGCACGGCGGACGGCTACGAGACGCCGGATGGACGCTACCAGTTCATCCGCACATCGTACGCCAGCAGCGGTCGCAATGGCTGCTGGAAAGACGCTTGGCACGTTCGCCGCATCAATCCGGCCAGCGCGCTCGGCTACGTCAAAGTCTGCACCTTCGAGGACCGCCTCAAGGACTGCCGGTTTGAAGTGTTCTATGACCTCGTCGGCGACCTGCCGGACGAGCAGCAGGACATCGTTGATCAACTTGTTGCCGCCTAACATGACCACACGCATCATCCGCAAATCGGCAACGATCCGCGAGCTGCCGACCGGCTGGCTCGCAAAGGAGCGCGGCGCCACCTACAAGACAGCGCATGCCGCATTGCAGGCGACTCGCCGCGAGGATCGTGCTATCACCCGAGGCATGCCGTCATCAGCGGTAGTCCGCATCATCAACTGGGAGCCAACCACAGCCGTTGGCCGCTCCGTAGTTTTGGCCCTGCAATGAGAACGCTCACGCTCCTCGCCAGCCTATTCCTCGCCGCCTGCGCGACAACGCCGGAGCCCAAGCCCTTTGTGCCCACCGCACCCAAAGCTCGAGCCATGGCCGTCCACAGCATTCCCACCGGCATGATGGTCATGGTGAACGAAGAGTGGGTCGGCATAACGCCGTGCGTCATCATGCTCCCGGCGGACAGCAACGGCGGATTCACTGGTCCGCTGACCATCATCGACGCCGTGCCGATCACCGGCGGCATGCAGTCCACCAAGATGTGGTGGCAGAGGCAGCGGATTCCCTCAAGGGTGGTCTTCACGCTGCCCTGGGCGCCGCCGCAGCCGGCGAAGAAGGCGGATCTTGTGGTGCCCGCGGTGTAGGTATTGCCGGAGAATAATCCATTTTGGCTACAGAGAGGAATTGCGGCAGTTTCGCGGGGTCTCTCTGTAGAATTGTACCCTTAATCCGGCAGCTCAACCCGCTGATCCATGGTCGCGTAGTGCCGCTCGGTCGTGCTGCTCGTTGTGTGCCCAAGGAACCGCGACACGGTTGAGATCCGGCCAGTGGCGTTGAGCAGGTCGCTGCCCGCCTGCTTGCGTAGGCAGTAGAGCAAGTCCTTGCGCCCGGGCAGGAACTCCCGAAGCCAGTTGTTCATGATGCGCATGCACCAGTTGTGGCGTGTGTACGTTGTCCCTCCGGGCACCATGTAGTCATCAGCCTCCAGCAGCTCCGCGGCGACCGCATCGGGGAGCACAATCTGCCGCTGCCGCCGGCTGCCGGTCTTGAGCGTGAAGCCCTCGTCCGGCCGCTGCACAAGTAGCAGCTCATGCTTGCCGCCCCGCTTTTCGATCCAGCCCTTCCGGCAGGCCGCAATCTCAGTCGGCGTCATGCCGCAGCGTCGGGCCAGCAGGAACGCCCTGCGAATCCCGCCGCCAGCCAGCTTGCTCTTCTCCTCTAAGGTTGCCAGCACGTCCGCGGTGAGGGGAACGAAGGCGTCAAGGTTCGCCCGGATGCCGGTCTTGGCGGTCGCATCGCGGAACTCAGCGAGGTCCGGCAAGTCAAAGCCCTCCCAGTCATTCGCTCGGCAGAAGACTGCGCGCCCCATGGCGAGGTTGGTCTTCTGCGAGGCCGGCGCCAGCTGCGTCTTGCGCAGGAAGTCGGAGACCAGCTTGCGGTTGAGGCGGGTGAGGGGAAGCGCGCGGAGTTTCTCCCGGTCGGTGACACCCAGGCTGTCCCGCAGGACAACGAGCAGCGCGTTGACGTTGTCCTTGCGGGAATCTACCTTGCTTGTCTGCAAGTAATGATCGCACGCCGCACCAATCGATTCGGAGGAAGTCTTCCGGGCATGATCCTTGAGCGCAGCCAGTCCAGCCGTGGCGGTCTGCTCAAGGATGGCCTTGGCCTTGGCGCGCGCCATAGCGATGTCCTCGGTGGCCAGACTGAGACGCTGCCGGGTCAGCGAGGAGGGATGCCGGAACTGCAGCTGCCAGAACGGAGACTTGCCGACCTTGTAGAGTGTTCCGGTCAGTCCGCGGTGCTTGATGGTGGTGTCCATGGCCGCATCCTTACGGCCCGCGGAATGGTCTGTCAATACGAGTCTGACCAAAGTCTGTCAGAGTCTGACCACAGTCTGTCCGATAGTCTGGCAGAAACAATCGATCTTACGGACCTTCTCGGTCGCTTACGGAACAGTCTCTACAGTAGAATTTGGGGAACGCCGGCATAGCTCAGCTGGTAGAGCACCTGATTTGTAATAAGCTGCTGTAGCCAGTATCCATGCGGGTCTTTGGGCGGTGTGGCTGGCGGTGTGGCAGGGTTACTGCTCCAACTGGTCTTCCGCAACCACCGCCGCGGCCCCGCCAACGAACAGCGCTTGCCCAGCCTTCTTGATGCTCTCGCGCATCTGCGGGGTGATGTTGACGCGCCAGATGGGAACCGACTTGATTTCCTCCAAAGAGGCAATGCCCTTGATACCTCGAAATCCAAGAACAGACTTGAGGTCGTTTTTTGCGGTCGATGCAGGAATTTCTGTCCAAGCATCCGCAAAGTTGACTCTGTCTTTTGACATTCGGCGTTCTAATTGGGCAAGCAAAGCGTTTACTTTTGCGGCTTGTTCCATTGATCTGCTGCTGGCCGCAACTCCACCCTGCCTGCGAATATAGCGAACTGCTTCAAGGGCTTGAGGCGTATCAATAGTTGCTCTGGTTGCGGCTTGCGCCTTCTCAACCTGCGCACCCCACTGCTTCACATACTTGCTGATCTCTTTGGGCAGAATCTGGTCGTAGAAGCCTTTCATGCCTTCGCCGCCGACCTTGAGTCCGGCACCACGAAGCTCTCCTTGTGGGCCGCCCATGATTTTTTCTGCAATTTCTTTACCAACAACAGCGTCAAGGGTTTTGCCATCAAAATCATTGCCACCACCGCTCATGCTACTTGTCTTTCCGTCTGGCGAAACCTCAAACATGATTTCACCGGAATTTCGCGTCTCAAGTGTAACAATTCGAGATCCTCCTCCCTCTTGTTTCCATTCAATAGAATTAACCTGCTTGCTCAAATCATACCGCGCCGCCTGCGTCTCTCCGGTCGTCCAGCCGATCCACTCCTTGCCGTTGGAAACGGCATCAGCAAGGGCGCGCTTGAACATTTGGAGGGGCCAATCTTTGCGGAAGGGAGCGTCGGGGATGCCCGTGTCTTTGATGCGGTCAAAGTCTGCCTCTGGTATTGTGTTTCCCAGGTCGTCTGCTTGACGAACTAATGCAGCAAGCTCTGGATGTGTGTGCGCCCTTTCTCCGGCTTCTTCACGGCGACCAACCTCATCCATCAGTGCGTTCCATTGGTCAACTTTTGCTTTTCTTGCAGCCAAATTTCCTTCGCCTTGATACCCCTTCTCGCGCCCTTGCTGATGCCGGTCGCTCTGAACCTCCTCCAGAAACAGCCCAGGCCTGCCCGCAGTATCGGTGCGCTCGTTAAGGCGCATATGGGCAACGTAGTTGGGGGCGTCAAAGTGGGGCGAGGTATACTCTGGCGTGATTTGCGCTTCTTTAATCGGAATTGTTTTTAGCTCTGCTGCAAGCTCTGCGTATTCAGCCTCAAGTCGCGCCATCTCTCTTTTTGCAGCAGGATCAACGCCATTGAGAGGCTCAAGTTGCTTGGCCATTTCCTTAATGGCATCAAGGCGCTGATCAATAAATTGCCGCCGCTGGCCTTTTTTGCTTATAGGCTTCACTGGCATCGCCAGCACCACCTCTCGATAGTTCTCGCCGCTGGGGAGCTGGTAGGAGCCATAACGCGCCGAACCTTTTGACCCGTAAAACGATTGCTCAATAGTTTCCGCAAGGCGAACCGCTTCTGCTGGCAATCCGAATTGACGCATTTCGGCAGCGCTCATCAAGTCACTGGGATCGTTGAGATCCATAAATGCCATGACCAGTCCGTCTTCTGAAACTTCAGAGCTGTAGCCAAGGCGGCCTAACTGCTCTTCGTTCGCAAGGTTTCTCTTTGTGCCACTTTCCTTTAGCGTCACCTCCTCCAACCTCACCGACCCATCCTCCTGCAGATACCGCAGCAGCGCCTCTTTGGGCACCTTCCCGCCGTTCTCCTTGGCTATGCGCTCCACGGCTTGCTCAATGCCGGTCCACTTTAACTCCTCAGCCTTGATGCCGTTCTGCGGGTTCTTGAGGATGGCGCGCACTTGGTCCGCTGTGGCGGCCTTGCCTTGGATCTTGGAGTCCAGCACTTGGGCGGACTTCATGTAGAACGGTGGGGCGTCTGCGGGGCCAGCATCCGGCATTGCTTGTCCTCTTGTGACTTTACCAATCCGGTCCAGCTTCGGCAAAACGGTCTGCAACGGCTGCGCCTGCACGGCTCCAGCAGAGTTGCGGATGCGTGGGTCGCTGGTGAGCTGGCCGACATCATAGTATTTCTTGAGGAAGCCGATGCTGCGGCCGGTCACCTTGAAGGGATAGCTGTAGTGAAAGTCTGAGCGCATTGGCGCCTGCTCCAGTGGAACCTCAAGCAATGCAACCACCGTGCCGAATGGCACATCCGCATAGCGCGGGTCAGCCGTCTGCTTGCCGATGTCGTCGAAGGCAATGCCAATGTCCTTGGCTTCCTTATAAGGAATCGGCAAAGCCTTGCGCGCGATTTGCACCGAGTAAGGCGCGGCGTCGGCAAAGTTGAGCGACTTGTTGCGCACCGCTTTGGCAAAGTCGTTGAGATTCTTGATCGCCGCAAACTTCCTGCGCGTGCTGTCGGTCACCGACTTTGCGGTCGATTGCATGATGGATTGCGAGATGGCTTTGATGTGCGCATCTGCCTGCCTTTTGCTGATCGACTTGCCAGCGATAGCCGCCTCTAAGGCTTCAACATACGCGAGCTGGCCGGTCTGGTTTTTGAGGTGGTTAAACTCACTCATCGCCGTGATGCCAACCAGCACACTGCCTTCGCCGGGTTCAGCCGCTTCACGCAGGCGTTTCATGAATCGGTTGCCTGTCGCCTCGTCGGAGAATGCCCAGCCGCCGCCGTTGTAGATCTCCATGAAGCCAGCGCCGCCTTGGCCTTTGACACTCAGATCGCGCTCACTTCCTCGAGGGCCGACCCTCATGCTGCCGATGCCCATGCGGTCGGCAGGCAGAGCAAGAATAGTGCGGTCGGCATAGTCAGCTAAGTTGACGCCGGCGTCCGGCATGAACTGCGCCATTGCGCGCTGCGGCAGCCTAAATGTTGGGGCATCTTCTGGCGCCTGCACAAAGCCGTCTTGAGTGATGGCAGCATCCGGCATCGCCTGCCCACGCCTCTGCAGCTCCCGCTGCAACTGCGCATCTTCCGACCGTACGCCGCGGCGCTCCAGCTCTGCGCTGATCGCCTCGTTGCGCCGGAGCAGCTCGCGGGTCTGCGCCGCGCTGCCACGCACCGGACGGCCCTCACGCATGCCCAGGGTGGACAGCCCGAGGTAGCCTTGGTTCTCCTCGTATTGGCGCAGGAGTTGGTCGGTGGGAACGGACTCAAGGGAGTCTGGCATGGCTTGCCCACGCGGGGCGGCTTTCGGCGGCGCGCCAACATTTTCCAGTGCCGCATTGAGTTTCTTGCGCTGTGAGGCGGTCGGATTCTCAGCGCGGTAAAACGCCTTGGCCAAATCGTCGCCAGCCAGCTGTGAATTTTTGCGGGCGAAGTCCACAAAGCTCTGCACAACATCCTGCATGTCGTAGTCAATCCTGCCGGTGTCACGCGCGTTCGCCCATGACTCCACGTCATCAAGCAGGCTTTCGGTATATGCGTCCCACCGCTCGCTCATCCCATCACCCCTACCAGAAGCCGGAGCATCCGGCATCCCCTGAGCCCCCCGCGGGATCTGCTGGGGCATGCGGTTGTTGTTGATCTTGTCGTAGTCGAAGAAGTAGCCGGTGCGTCCGCTTGGCTGGGCATCGTTGAGCCGGTCGATGCGCCAAGTGCGGATGCTGCCCCGGGGATTCAGCTCGGCGTAGAGCGGGTTAGCGGCGCGCTGCACGGCCGTGCCGGTGCCGATGAGTCCGTTGAGGGTGTCACGCTTCTGCTGTCCGATGGTCATTTCGCCGGGGCGCCCGTTGCGATGGTTGGCTAGGTAGGTCTTTAGGTCGGCCTCCACCTGCTTCATGTCGTTGTTAAAGATGCCCAACTCGCCCTTGTTGATCGCCCTCATGGCGGACGCGCGGAAGGCGTTGATGTCTATGCCAGCGGCCAACAGGTGATTGGCCTTGCTAACAAGCCACCCAAACGGCGCGCTGCTTTCTGTCTGGATCGCCCTGACGTTGCCCATGTTCAGAATGCGGTATCTGCCGCTGGCTCCGCTGCCGACACGATTGTAGTCAATAAGCCATGTTCCGCCTTCTTCGCGGCTGGCCTCCATCTTGCGAATGAGGCCGATGTCTTTTGTGACCGGATCTGGCCGCAGCCACTGAGGGAAATGCGTAAAAAGATCGAATTGCGGAGGAAGCACAGGACCGCCAATAACAACACGCCCATTGACCTTGCGCCGGCCAAACTCAGTTGAGTTTACCGGCACAAACTTGTTGGCATTGTAAAGCGTCCGAATCTGTGCCGCGCGATTTCCTTCAGCATTGTTGATGATCGGCTGCGGCTTGTAGGCGTAGGTGCCGTCCGGCTTTTGGAACAGAAAGTCATTTTCCAGCACGCCGCGGCCCTCGTCCCGCAGCTTGACGTGCGTACTGCGCGCCATGTCTTCCGGGCGGCTGCTCCGCGCCAGCTCTACGCCGCGGGGTGTTGCGCTGCCGGCCTCCTCAAGGCCGACCAGGTACTGATCGTAGGCGCGCACATATTCCTTCACCCGCTTCTGCATGATGCGGTCTTGGAAGAGCGGGTTGTCGCGGAAAAGGACAGACGGATTGTCCAGCATCTTGCCGGTGCCGCCGTCCAGCCGCACACCCATCACCTCCAGCACGCGCCCGCCGGCAGCCAGCATTGACTCGGCCAAACGCGGAAACGCCCCGTCACGGCGGATGGCGCGAAAGTCAATGGCCGGAGCCTCCGAGGCAAACGTCTCGGCGATCACCTCGTCGCGCGCCCAGTCCAGGGCGTCCTCGCCGCGCTCAATGCTCTGCTGCGACAGCTCCTCGTAGCGTTCGTTGATCAGCCTCTCCCGCTCGCTCGGCTCCAGCTTGCGCGCCTTGGAAATGTCTGCCGCGGACTTGTTGCCACTCTCAAGGTCGCGGAACTCCTGCTCGGTGAGCACCTGGGGCAGCTCGCCGGTTGTGCCGTTGTTGATGTCTGAGTCAACCAAGCGTGCCACATACTCGCGGCCGCGGGCCTGCACGCCGTCTGCCCCATACTGCTGGTTGACCAAGTTGCGCAGATCGTTGCGCGGCTGACCGTCCAAAATGTTGCTGGTCAGGATGGCGTGGCCAATCTCATGCGGCACGATGGCCCCGACACCGCCGGCTGACTTGCGTGCGTCGAGATTGATGAAGACCCTGGCGCGTCCGTTGGCGTCCTTCTCGAGGAACAGTCCCGCGGCCAACTCACCGCCGGTTGCCGAGACATCCTTGTTCATCCGGTATTCGTCCGCCTTGAGAGGAACAAAGTCCACCTTGCCTGCCAGCACGCCCTGCATGGCCGCCATGCGGTCCAGAGAGGCATGCGGCAGCGCCGACAGCGCGTCCACATTGCCGCCCACGGCATAGACATCGGCCATCATCCGCGCCACATCTGCGTCCGGTGCCGTGCTCCGGCGACCGATGGCACCGCCGACCAGTCCTCCGGCACCGCCGAGGGCCATGATGCCGCCGAAGACTTCACCGGCGCGCTCGGCATCCGGCTGCAGGGCCGCAAAGGGGGCTCCGGTGATCCCGGCCGCCACTGCCCCGCTGGTCACATCGTCAGCTAGGCGCGCCGCTGTGGTCACGCCAGCACGGTCGGCAAAGCGAGCCACACGGCGCAGTGCCTCGGGGTTGCCAGCGTCCTGCGCCACCCGCTTGAGTGTGCTATCGGTGCCGTCAACGTAGCCTGTAAAGTATTTGCGGTAGCGCTCAGGGATTGCCGTCATGCGCGCCAAGTCAGCCGCCGCTTCTGCCCGCGCCGTGCCGATGCCGCCTACACCCGCCTCGCGGATGATGGTCGCCGCACCGCCGGCCGCCGCTCCGGTCCTGCGGATAATCGCACCGCCGTAGCGCAGCCCCGGCAGCACGCTGCCTAGAGCCGTTACCGCAGCGGTCACATTGCCCCCGCCGCCGGCTGCGTCCGCATAGACCGCCGCACCGGCCGCACCGGCGCCCAGTGCCGCCTGCTGCTTGGCCGTCAGTCCGGTAATGTCCTGCACGCGGCTGCTGATGCCAAACTCCATCCGCTCGGCGAGGTCTGCCGTGGCGTCCGCCGCACGCTGCACGCCCCGGAGTGGAGCGCCGGCTAGGGTCGCCGTCCTCCGCAGCACACGCAGCTTGCTCAGCGCGCCCGCGCCCAAGGGCACCAAGTTGACCGGATCGAGGGCCATTGAGCCGATCATCGACAGCGTCTCCGCGGGCTGCTCGTTGGTGATCTGGTAAGCCTCCTTGCTGGTCGCTGGCGCGGCCATCTTGCTGGCACCCACTTGAAAATCTGTCACTCCTGCGAACTCCTGCTCCAGCGCCTTCTCCCGCTGGTAGCGATCATACGCCTTGTTGAAGTCCTCCTCATTTTCCACCGGCGTCGGCTCCATGGCGTCCGCCTCGCTGGCCGCCGCGGCAATGATGTTGGCGTCCTGCAACTCATCGCCGGTCAGCTTCCCCTCCTGCTCAAGGCGCTTGGCCAATGCCTGGTGCTTTAGTCCGCGCCGCTTCGCCCAAGTCGTGGCGTCATCGACCTTGTTGCCCACCCAGTCAAAGAGCTGCACCATGTTGATGCCGGCCTTGCGGATAGTTTCTGCGCCGGTCTGCACGTTGCGCTGCACTTGGTTGACCGGATCGGTGACCATGCCGACCATGCCGTCGCGGATCTCGCGTCCCGCCTCGGGGATCATGGCAAGCATGCCCGCGGCACCCTGTCCCACGCCTTCAATAAAACGGCCGACCTCGTTGTTCTCCTCCGTCCGCCGCGTCCAGTACTGCCGGAACTCCTCCTGCGGCATGATGTAGTCCACGCGGCGGTAGTTTTCCTCCTCGAGCTGGTTCAGCTCGTAGTCCGTCATCGGCTCCGGCTCCGCGGGAGCTTCGGGCGGTAGGGCAATGCCACGCTCGCGGGCAAACGGCGTGGAGGCCAGCGTTGGCAGCGCATCAAGCTCCCGGTCGGTAAAGCCCTGAGCCGGGGCAGGGGATGCGGCAAGGCGGTCTACCAGCCCGGTGGTGATCTCCGGCTGTCCCTGCTGCGCTTCCAATGCGGCCAGCTCTTCGTCAGTCAGTCCTATCGAACCTGGTACCATCTTGCGTCAGCTCCTTTTTCGTAGGTTGTTCCTGCTACTGTTTTGCGCTGACGCGGGGCCGCGCTTTGGGCGGCCGGCGTTGATGGGGAATCTTGGGGCTTGATCTTGGTACTGGCGCGCTCCTTGGCAGAACGCACGATGTTTTGAAACTCGCTGACGCCCTGCAAAAAGGACTCCTCGCTCTGCCGCGGGTTCATCCTAGCCATGGCTTCAGTCGCCTTGCGGCCTTCCACCTCGGTGATCTGCCCGCCGCCCTTGAGTGTTTCAAAAGCCTGCAAGAACTGTTGCCCTCCGATCTGGTCAAGCAGCACTTGGAAATCTGCGGGCGCCGTGCCGGGAACCTTTGGCAGGATGCTGCTTTTGCCCGTGGCGTATTGCCGCCCCGGGTGTGTTTTGGTCTTTTCCAGCAAGTCATCCATGTAGGACGCCGTGTCGAGGGTCTTCTGCATCGCGCGCGCTCGGTTTTCCTCGATGATGTCTGCCTCCGTCCTCAGCTTGCGCGTCTGCTCTTGCCGCACTGGGTCAGCTTCCATCATGGCCATCTTCTGTTGCTGCTGCATACGCGACTCCTGCTGTTTGAGCACAAACTGCGCCGCGCCCTCTTGGGTAAACTGCACGCCCCGCTTCATCGCCTTGAGCAACTCCTGCGTTTCCAATGGCAACGCATCGAAGTCCTCGCGGGTCTGCACCTTAAGCGCGTTGATGTCAAAAGCCATGCCGGTCTGCGGCAATGGCTCGGCAGCGACATCGCTGTAGACATCGGCTGGCGTTCCGTAATCCATCCCGCTCATGCCATTCATTTCGTCCATGGCATCAAGCGGCACAGCCTCCTCACCGGGCTCCAAGGCTGGGAGGTTCGGCTCAACCGGCGGGGGTAGTTGGTTGTTGCGTGGGGGCATGTCAGGGAATGGCGTCGGCGTTGATATTGGAAGGAAGCGTGGTCATCCGGCCCTGGCCGGCCGCGACCTGTGCCCGCGCCGCCGCTTGATTCCGCAGATCCGGCATCCGAGCCGCCTGCGCCTGACCGGCCTGCTGCACGCCGAGCCTGTCCTGACCTAGCTGCAAGTTGATCAACGACGGAAGAATCGGCATGAACGCCTCACTGGCGTGGAACCAGTCATTGTCATTCTTGAGTGCTTCGGTTCCTACAACCTGCGCCAGCTTGTCGGTCGTCATGTTCAGTGCCGGCGCCAGCACTTTGAATGTATTTTTGAAGGCGCGGCCCTTGGCCATTTGCTCTTCAGATTTCATGTAGGCTCCGGCGATGTCTCCGATGGCGCCCATCATGTTTTGCGTATTTTGCTGCGCTTGAACCTGCTGGTTTTGCTGGTTCTGCTGCTCAAGCTGATAGAATTGTGCTGGTGTCATAGTGTTGTTTTCTTCTGATTACTTAAAGAGGCTTCCGCCAAGACCGCCGGCCGCGCCGCCGAATGATCCGCCGATTGCCAAGCCCATCGGCACGCTAAGTCCTCCGGTCGGTGCGGCAAGAACGCCGCCGATGCCCGCTCCAAGGGCGGCCCCAACGCCCCCCATGGCTGCCCCCATGCCGCCCCCTGAGCTAAATTGCCCACCCGAGTACATCGGATTAAGCCCCTGGGCACCGCCCACCATGGCCATAGAATTCTGCGTCAGGTTGGCAAACGGCGAACCAATGCCCATCGCCATGAGTGCTGGGTTGGTGGACATGCTAAAGTTGTAAGCGTCCTGCCCGAGCCCCATCTTCCGCATGCGCTCCTGCTCAGCCAGCTGGGCAGACTGCCCAAGGATGCCGAGGTCTTGAGCCCTGCGCTGCTGGACGAAACGATCACGGTTAAGCAACTCGGCGCCGATGCCGGCGTTGCCTGTCGCCATGCCCCGGGCGGCCATGGCTGACCTTGCCTGCTGCGTGGCGTCCCGGGTGTCCTGCGCGGAAAGCATGCCAGCACGCTCGCCGACTGCTCCTTGCAGCTGCTCTTGGAACCGCGTGTACTCCGGTGCGGATGACTGCGCGGCGTCAAGCTGACCAAGGAGGCTGCTGCGCCGGCGCATTTCATCGGGCAAAGCCGCCTCGTAGCTGGCGCGAAGACCTTTGTCGCCAAGGAGCTTGAGGCCGAAGTTGATGTTGCGCCGGCTCTCCTGCCGTGCTGCGTTGCCGGCGGCGACTGACATAGCTGGCAGCTGCTCGCGCTGGATGGCGAGCTGTTGCCGTAGCAGACTTGCAGATTGCTCTAGGTCGAGCGTTGGTGCTGTTGGTGCTGATCCTCCCATTCCCATAATGTTGTCCTCCTAATTGTTAAATCGTTTGCTCAGTTTGTCCCAGCGGTGTGCCCGCCAGCGGCCGTCGTTGTTGCGCTGCCAGACCAAATACTTGTGGGCGCGCGGAGCAACGCGCATGCCTGCCCGAATGACATCGTGGCCGGCAGCCAGCTTGCAGACCCACGCATTGGGGTCTCCGGCAGTGATGCGCCCTTCGCCTTCATTCCAATGTGCCTCCCAGGCCAGCAGGAACAGGTTGCTGCATGAGTAGACCAATCCGTTGGCCACGCAGTCCGCGATGGCCTCGATGAGTCGCTCGTCCGGGCAGTGATCCTGTTGCCATTGTGCTGCTTTTTCCCATGGGGTCATCGGATAAACATCGCCGTAATCAAAGGACAAGACGTGAGCTGCGACCCAGCACCAGTGGCGGCGCGTATCACGCAGGCGTCTGCTGTCTTCACATCGGTGGACCTAGCCGTGACGATGTTGTCTTGGGCGACCGCGCTTCGGGCCGAAAGGCCGGCAACAGCATAGTCTGCGTCTGGAAGTGCTACTGAAAAATTAACGGCAAATTCCGCGCTCGTTTCAGAGTCGTTGACCGGGGACACGCAGGCAACATTGCCAGAGGCGCGCACAGTCCTTCTGCGAAGTGTTCCTTGGCCGGTTGTGTCTGAAGACTTAGCATCGCCAACGGCATTAAACTTTGTAGTTTCCGGCCCCACCGCAGTCAGCGTGTAAGCCCTGCTTGTTGGGCGCTGCGCTCCACCGGTTGTAAACTCAAGGTAGACCACATGCCCCACTCTAAGGCCGTGTGCTGAGGCTGTGGTTACAACAACAAGAGTGCCGCTGCTTGAGGTCGTGTAGTCAAAGTTCAAGTTGTTTGCTGACGCGCCGTTGATGTTCACCCACGCCCGAGCACCATAGATCGGTGCCGAGCCCGTCTGCGCTCCGTCGAGCTTGGCCGCGGTGACCGCAGCACCAGCGATGCTGGCCGTGGTCACGCTGGTGTTTGGCAGCGTGACGGCCTTACCGGTTAGGTCTAGCGTGCTGGCCAGCTTGCTGGCGGTGATCCCGGCGCTGGCTGAAAGGTCGGCGTCCACGATGTTGCTGATTGCCACAACCGGGGTCTGCGCGGCGTTAAGCGTGAGGGGCGTGACGGTGTCGCCGGTGACAAATCCGTCCGGTGCGTTGTGTCCTTTGGTTACGGTGATAGTTGCCATAATGTTTTAAGCTGCGTGACGTGTTTCGGTTTGCGGGAGGCTGGGGATGGCGGCCTCAATCGAGATGTTGCGGATCTCGGGCCGGTTAGCGTTGGTTAAAATCTCCAGCTCGCAGTAATGCGCCTTGCGCCGGATGGGCAACTTCAAGCTGAAGTCGTTGCCGGAGCCTGTGGTGTTTTCCAGGCCGGGCACCAAGAGTTCGGTCTTGTCGGGGTTGCGCAGGTTGGCCGTCACGGTGATCGATCCGGTATTGGGCAGCACGGCGTCAGCCAAGGCGCGGGTGAAGCGCTTGCTGCTCATGGTTCCCATGCCGTAGCGGCGCGTCAGGATCTTGCCGGGCACTGCGATGGTGAGGTTGACCTCGGCGTCCGCGGACTCGTCGCCCGCCTCAACCTCGTCCATGAGCATCAGCTTGCCGGCTTGGCTGCTGATCATCACGCGGCGGCGGTCGTCGATGTCGGCAACGAGGAAGTCGTTGACGCCGACTCCGTAGATGTCGCGGGTCTCCCAAGCCTCGTTGAGCTGGTTGTAGACAAAGACGCCGTTGTTGCTGTCAACCGCCGTGGCCAGCGGAACGGCGAGGAAGTAACGGTTGTCGAAATACAGTGCCGTGGCGTACTCAAGCAGGTCAGCCCGCAGTCCCTGCAGCTGGTCGGCGATGGGATCGCTTAGTGGCTTGGTCTCGCCGCGGAGCTTGAGGTCCAGCTTGGTGTCGAGGCGGTAGACACCGGAGTCGCTGAGGAAATAGATGAACTGGCCGGCCGTGCAGATCGTCCGGCGGGCCGCGCAGCCGATCTCGTCGGTCAGCAGGTCAAGGCGGGTGACTGCGGTGTTGATCGCCACATCGCTGCCGTCCACCGCTGAGGTCTGGCTGATGGTAGCAATCCAGATGCTTTTGCGGCAGAAGACCAAGACCGCGTTGTCCACCCAGGGATGCACGGCCACGATCTTGTCGTTGCCGCCCACGCCCACGCGGAAGGACTGCCAGAATAAGTCAAAAACATCTGGGTCAAGCACATCGCTGAGCATGACGTTCTGCTTGCCGTCAGGGATGACTAGGCGGTTGCCGATGTAGCTGCCCCAAGGCGCCGAGCGGAGGCGGCGGAAGGTCACGCCAACGTCCGGGACGCCAGCCGTTGAACGGACAAATCCAGTGGCAGGGTCGCCGGTCCAGTAAAGCGGCGCCTTGACCCGGCGCACTTTGATGTTGGCCGAGGCGTCCGAGGGCGTGCCGGTCGGGACGGCGATGGTGAAATCGTTGGCGTTGAGGCTGGCGGCCTCGACTTGGAACTCATGCCCATCAAAGGCCGCGCTGCTGCTTCCCTCGATGCGCACGCGGGCGCCGGCGGGGTAGCCGTGGTCGGTCACATAGACTGTGGCGACCGTTCCGGCGACTGAGATGCCGCTCGCCGTGGTGTACTTTTGCTCG